AGCACCGGAACCAGATGGAATACTGGCGCGGCTTTGTTGGGGACGTTGAGAAGGGCCGCGGCCGGATGGATTACCACACCCGGGCGGAAATGTACGCCGAGTCGCTGTGGTCGGTTTACAGCCGCGGTGAGACGATCGACTGGGATCAGGCCGAGCCTCTGGACCCGGATTACGAGTACCGATTCTTCTGGGTGCTCGATCCCGATGTAGAGCACTGCGATACGTGCCGGGAGCGGCAGAAGATGAGCATCCTTCAGAACGGCTTTACCTGGGCGGAGCTGGTGGAGCTCGGCTTTCCGGGCGAGCGTACAAAGTGCGGCGTGCGGTGCCGATGCCATATCCGCCGCGTGAAAGTCCGGCGGAAGGTGCCAAAGGACGCCCCGGAACCGGTTGATGAGCCTCAGCGTGGCGGCTCGCCTTCGAAGGCGCCTTCGCCGGCGGCGGAAGACGTCCAGTCTGCCTTCGAGTCTTTGATGCAACCGGCAGTTGCCCGGACTCCTTCCGAAGGGCTTGATGCGATTGAATCCGCGACGGGTGGGGCAACGATGCCGGTGCCTTTGCCGGCGGCGGGCCTGGCCGGGGTCCAGGTGTCCCCGAGCGTTTTGCGCGACCAGCTGGCGAACTCCACGCACCCGGACGATCTCGGACGGCTGCTGCCGTTTTTGCCCTTGTTGCTGGTGAAGCCCGAGCAGGTGAAAACCGGGCAGTCCGTCCGGCAATTCGACGGGCATGGCCTCTCGGCCGAGGTCTCACGCGATGAGGACGGCCGGTGGCACCTCCTGTCGCTTGCGCTTTCGCCGGAGCTCCTCGCGCTGCTGCGTTCGCTGGACGAGGTTTGAACTTATGTTGGAAAGCTCAATTCGTGACGTTGTTTCGGTCGTAGAACGGATTCTCTCGTCCGAGAGAGCTGCGCTTGATCGGTCCCTTCAGACATCGGGGATCGATGCCAAATGGGGGGCGATCCTGCCTTACTTCTCGGCAAACCTCGACGTCGGGATGTTCCCAACGATCATGATTCAGCAGTCGTCCGAGTCGTTTGAGTGGCACTCGATGCCGCTGATCATGGAGGGCACTTGCGAACTGACGATCTGGGGATTAGTCCACTTCGATCAGCCGCTTCTGACATCCGAGGCGATCGGCAGGTCCGCTGCGGTGGTGGCGCGCGCGCTGAATCGCGCCCATCTTCCGGTGCCATTGGACAGCGGCCTGGAGGTCACGTTTGTGGATCATGCCCCGCTTAAATCGATCCAGTACGGTGGATCCGAGATCAACGGCGTTTTTGTCCGATCCTGGATGGCGTCGTTCCAATCCGAGATATACGCGGAAGTTAAGTAATGCTAAGTTTCTGAATTAACTTTCAATTTAGGTTCAAATTTCGGGGTCCTGAATCTAAACGGCCAACTTGGATCGTTTTTGGTGCGTGCGGCTGAGTGAAGTCATCGAGCCTTTGTCGAAGGTGTTTTCCGATCTAACGGGCTTTAAGTTCGTGGTCGCGCTGTCGATGGGTTTGCTCTCGTTTGTGCTCCCGGATGCGGTCACGCAAGGCATGGGAGCCTCCGTTTTGGTCCTGATCTTCCTGGACACGATCACCGGGGTTGCGGCTTCATTCCAGGAGGGTGAGCGCATCTCGTCCAAGCGGTTCCGGCGCGTGCTCTCGAAGCTCGTTGGCTACGGATCCGTGCTGATCGTGGTAGCGATCGCGGACCGCTACGTTCTGCTTGGAGCGCTCCCTGGATCGGCAACGATCTCGGCCATTTTGACGCTGGTGCTGATCGCCGAGTCGGTCTCGATCCTTGAGAACGTGAAACGGATGGGGCTAAGCCTCCCTTTCGGCCTGGACCGGCTGCTGGCGGATCGGCTGAGGCAATCGGTTTCCGGGCCGGCTCTTGACGCGCAAGAGGACGCTTCGGCGCCTAGCGGAGGGGCAGACCGTTGAAGGTCATCTTTCTGTCGGCGCTTGCCTTGGTGGGCGGGGCCTACCGGGCGGAGGTTTTGCGTCCGGGGCACTGGGACTATCCCGGAATCGAAGGGGGCCTGAAGATTGATCGCTCTCTGCTCGAGGAGTTTGTTTCAAATTTCAACGCCGGGGTGAAGGGGTTCGAGCAGCCGCTTAACCGTGATCACGACGATGCTCAACCTTGCGGTTGGGTCCGGGCGCTGGAGCTTACGCCGCTTGGATCGCTCGCCGCCCATTTCGACATCACCGACGCGAATACACGCACGTTGGTGGACGAGGGCACTCTCCGCTACGTCTCGGCCGAGCTCGACTTGGGGTGGTTCGACCCGGAGCACAAGCAGGAGCGGCGGGTTTTTGAGGGCCTGGCCTTGACGAACCGGCCCTACATCAAGCGAATGGGCCCGGTTGAACGGGTCGCTAACCTTTCTGAATATGCGGGCGATCTGGCGCGCTTGAACTGCGAAATTCACGATGATGAAGGGCGTTTGAACGGAAGCCAACCAGGTTGCAATAGGAAAAAGCGCAAAACGCTAGGGATGAAGACGGCTTGGAAGAAGCCTCCCACGACGATGACTGCGGCGGAAATTCGCCACCCCCATCCGACGCCCGAAACGCTCCGTGGTGCGGCCCCTTCACATCGAATTTTACACGAGGAAACAAACATGCCAAGCACTGGAACTCAAAATACTTCAACAACGGAGTCGGCCGCAACCGACGTGCGACCGGTCGACCTTGAGATTCGGCTGGCTCAGGAGTCGGCAGATAAGCGCCGCCTGGAGGCTGAACTTTCGGATCTTCGGGCTAGTCAGCGAGCGACGCTTGCCCGCGTGCGGATGAGTGAGTGGAAGGATCGAACGGTTCGGCTGGCCCGGAAGGGCAAGATCACGCCGCCGGTGTCGAAGCGGTTGCTTCGAGTTGGTCAGGTGCTGCTTGCGGAAGGCAAGTCGACGATCCAACTGGACAAGAAGGTGAAGTTCGCGGACGACGAGGCCGAGACCGACTCGGTTGACATGATCGACGAGATTCTCGACATGTTGGAGGAACTGCCGGCGGGCGTTTCGACCGACGACGACGACAAGGCAAGCCTGGAAGAGGCCGATCCGGCCGCCAAGGGCAACATGGACGACGAGATCGCCAAGCTCGCCGAGCGACTCCTGGCAGAGAATCCGGGGCTCGGACGAAAGGCGTATCTGATGGCGGACAAGCAGGTCCGAGGAAAGGGGCGAGGTTAAGACATGAGCTGGAGTAATACACAGAAACGGCAATCTTTCGTATTTTGGGACGCGAGCGGCAATGGCAATCCGCTCGCTGCGTTCCAGTCGGTTTCCCTCGCGACGGCGGCAGAGGTCGCCGCGGCGGTTGCGGCGGGATTCTCGTCCGCGCGGGTGGGGGCTACGGTTGTCCCCACTCCGATCACCACGGGGGCACCCACCCGCCGAGTGATGGGTATCTCGGCCGAGTCTGCGGTGAACGGCAAAAACGTATCGGTCGTAATCGACGGCATTGCCGAGGTGATGGTGAACGCAGCGGTCGCGCTCGATTCTCTGCTCTTCCCGGCGGCAGCGGCTACCCGGACGACGTCCCAGACGCCGCTCACGAACCTTCCGCAGGTGATTTTGCCTCCGGCGCCGGACGTTCCGTTGACCTACAACTTGTGCCTAGCGGACGACACGGCGATCGTCGCTGCCAGCACGGGTGCAAACGCGCTGTACTACCCAATTGGGTACGCCCTCGAAGTCGCCGCCGCGCAATACACGGTTATTCCGGTGCGGTTGCATTTGGCACCGTTCTACGCATAAGGGAGAGAAATGGCACTAGGAGCAGCACACACCCACTATTCGAAACTCTTGACCGGAATCTCGGTCCTCTACACCAACCCCGCGTACGTTGCCGATCTCATCGTCAAGCCGTACACGGTGACGCAAGACAACGACGTTTACACGGTTTTCGATAAGACCGGGTTTACCGTTGTGAACGATGTTCGGGCAGACCGAGCTTCTGAAAACGAGATCCAGTTCGGCTGGAAGTACGAGCCGTACCGGATTGAGTACCACGGTTTGAAAGACGCCGTGACCGACAAGCAGCGGAGGAATGCGGACCAGGGGCTTGACCTGGACGCCACGTCGATCGAGGTCATCAAGGACATGATCCTGCTGGCGAAAGAGCAGCGGGTGTTCGGTTCTGGAGGACTCCTTCGAACGGCGGCAAACAACGTCGGCTCGGCCAACATCGACTGGACCACGTTGACCTCGGCGTCTCCGCGTGGCGATGTCGAGACGGGGATCAATGCGGTCGAGGCGGCCTCCGGTCGGACGCCGAACACGATCGCAATGGCGCCGAACGTGATGCGCTGGATCATGCGAACTTCCGAGTATCGAGAGGAAACGAAGTACACCGTCAACCTCTCGACGCAGGGCGGCGCCGAGGACTTGCCGGATTCCCTCTACGGCATGAAGGTCGTCTACGTTGGCGCCCTCATCAACACGGCAAAGAAGGGTCTTGCGGACTCCCTGGACCGGTTGATGTCGGACGACATCTGGCTTGGCTACGTCCACCCGGGCGAGTCGCTTGGCCAGAAGATCCTGACGCACTCAGCTTGCATCTGGACGGAGGAATACGCCCGGAAGTGGCGCGACGATGACATCGAGGCAGATTGGATGGCCTACAACCTCAACTACGTCAACAAGGTTGTCGCAAAGGAGTGCGGCTACCTACTGACCTCGGTCTTGACGGCTTAAAAACCCTCATCCCGACCCTTCTCCCGGAGACGGGAGAAGGGCTAACTGAAATTTATGTACGCAAACGAGAACACGGTCCGAGGGCTCACGAAGAATCGGGTTTCTACGCTGAGCCTGGCAGAAATCGAAGCCGCAGCCAGTTTGGTCGACGCAGAGATTGACGGACGGTTGAGCGCCATGTTCTGGTGGCCGAACAACGAGCAAGGCGAGCCGGTTAGCCCTACACCAGCGGCCATCGTCGCACTGGCGTCCCAGCTCACGGCGGGTTGGATCGAGATGCAGACCTACGCCCAGAACGAAGGCGGAGGCCTATCGGCGAACCCGTACGGTCGAACCTTGCAGCGCCTGGGCTACGACGCTTTGGAACGGATTGAGGCCGGGGCGTATCTGGTGCCTGGATTGAAACGTTTTGGACCGGTGCGAACGACTGCGGCGCCGAAGATTTTTAGCCCCGTGCGGGGGCTTCGAGGAGGAAGAGGAGCATGAGCATCATTACCGCAGCCTTGCTTTGTTCGGTGACCGATAGCGCCATGGCGTACGCGAAGTCCGTGATCGGCAGCGGATCCTACGGCTACGTCCAGGGAGCGATCAAGGCGCAGGCGATTGTTGATGCCTTGCTTGGAGCGACGGACCTGGACCCGGTCATCGCCCTGGGCTCGTCCTCCCGTGCCTTGCTGCTCGATGCGTCCGGAGTGAAGCGGGCGGCGGCTGACTTGTCCCCGCTACTGCTCTCTTTGCAGCAGCACGTCATCTCCTACAGCATCGCCGACGTTCGGACGCTCGATACCTACCTGAGCTATTTGAACGTGCTGGCGGGCGGGACGTGGACGGCTCTCCAGGCGCCGCTTTGGAAACAGGTTATCGAGGCCTGGAATCCAGGGCAGGTTGTTCGGGCCGAGAACCTGTATTACGAAGTGCTCAGCCCGGCTTCCGCCAACGGCCTCCGGAAGCTCGTCGTTGGAACGGGCCAGACCGCAGGCGTGACGATCGCAACGGACTATGCGGGAGGCTTCCCGCAGCTCAGGGTCTCGGGCCTCACTGGATCCGGGGATGTGACGGTGACGGGAACCGCCTTCGATCGAGCGACTCGGCAGGCGGCAACCGGCCGCACCTGGACGGCCACCGTGAGCGCCGACGGAGTGACGGCATTGGCTCCTGGAGGGGCGACCCCGGCGGGTGCGAACGCGCTGATCCGGTCGGTGTCTGACGTTGCGGCAGCGGGCGGGATTTCGGCCGGAACGATCATCGCCGAGGCGGCCCGACCGTCGGGACGGCCGGCGTTATGAGAATCTTGGCCCAGATGGACGTGTCCGAGATCGGAGCGCAAGCGGAAGCGTACCGAGTCGCCATGGACGGCGAACTGTTCAAGAAAGGGGTGGCGGACATCATGCGCGCGGACGCGATGCGCCAGTTCCAAGCGGGCGGCGTGCCGCAGTGGGACGAGCTCTCGCCGGGGACCGTCAAGCGGAAACGCTCGGCGGGCTACGTCCGCAAAAACCGGAAATCGGCGGCGGTCGAGAAGCTCTTGCAGGAAGGCAATTTTCGGCCCGAAAACAAGTTGATCTCGACGGGCGCGCTTCTGACGAGCTGGACCGACGCCAAAGACAATTTTCACGTCGAGGAGCTCGGTGATGAGGACGTGAGCATCGGATCCGATCTTATCTACGCGTCGACGCACCAGCTGGGCTACTCGGGCCCGCTGTTCGGTGGCCGGGCAAACGGCACGATCCCGGCCCGCCCGATCCGAGTGACAACGCGGGGAGAGCAGGAAGTTTCTAAATTGCTGGAGAAAGTTATGAAAGAAGTCGGAGAAGGTAACTCATGATCGCTCAGGGAAGGAACGGATATTTTGTCATCAATGAGGCAGCGGCGAACGTCACCTTGCCCGTGCTGGAGTGGCGGTCGGAATCCCCGCGAAACTTAACCGCTCCCATGCCGGTGGCGAATAGCTGGCAGACGCACTTCGCAGAAGGGCTTCGGACCTCGATCATTCGCGCGACGCATGACGTGCGGGAGCTCTCGACAGAAGTGCTCTCGCTCGATTGGTGGCAGTGGTTCCTCACTCGCACCTGGTCGGATGGGTTCGACGATACGCGTGTCCTGGACTACATCCGCTGCAGCAACGCGCGGAAGCTCTTTGAGTTTGCGAACTCCAAGGCGGAGGGTTTCACGCTCACCGTCGAAAAAGGCCAGCAGATCGGCTTGCAGACGGTCTTTGTGGCGCCGGACAAGCCGGCCGAGTCGAACGTGACGCCGGCGGCGTACGCGCCGTTCAACAGCTCGCCTCCGCTCATGTTCAACCGGGCGGCGTTTAGCGGCATCTCCGGGAATCTCTACCGATTCGAACTCCAGTACGGGAACAATCACCTCCCCGATGGTCCTCTCGATGGAACGAAGAACCTGGCGGGCTGGGACGCTGGCGTTTACACGGCCCGGGCTCGGTTCACTTTCAACGCTCGAGGTACGGGCGAGGAGCCGCTCACGGATGGCGGGGCGGTCACGGTTACGCTCACGAACGGCGTCACCACGCGAGTTTTGACGCTCGCATCGGTCGTTCCCAACAACCCGGACGATGGCGGGGCCAACCCTGGCCAGTCGTTCTTGACGTATGACTGTTTGGTCATGGGGACGGCCGCGCTGGCGCCGGTGACGGTGGCCTGATGCCCCGGATTCCCAATTCCAGCATGGTGCTCTTGGGGTACGAGTCGCTCGGCGTGGCGGCTAAGGCCCAGGTAGCAACGGGCGAGCGGTACGTCAAGCGTGTGCTCGGTGGCAACGGAACGAGCACCCTTTACTACCTTCAGGTCCACAACACGGTCGGGGAGCCAGCCGGAGGAGCGGTTCCGGCGATCTCATTCCCGGTGGGAATCGGTGTCGCACAATCTCCAACCGAAAACGAGCGGGCCTTTGGCCCGGACCTGATCGCGTTTCCGGTTGGAATTTACGTGGCCTGGAGTTCGACCATGGCCACATATACAGCCGCGACGCCGACGGTTCAATTTGTGGAGGTGGACTATGTCTAATGGGATGTCTCTGGGGGCGTTTTTGGCGACAGGGGAGCGCAAACGAACGCTCAGATCAATCGCAAATTCTACGTTCAGGCATCAAACGGGAAAGACCGTGGGCGGTGGTGACACTGATTACACGTATTTTAGTCGGCACATTCTAAGCGAAGCAGTCAACGGCTACGTCTACTTGCTCTACACGGCGTTTCATGTGAACACGTCTGCCGGAGAAACCACACCTTCCACCACCGGAGGTTTCGTCACACTGAGCGGGTCGGTCGAAATTTACGATGGCTCTGGTTTCAACAATGCAATTTCGCCGCTGCAGTTTCCCGGAGGAGCAGCAAGCTTTGGTTTGGCTCCGAAGGGAATGGTTTGGGCCCGGGCTTTTGTCGGACTGATCCCTGCGGGCACCGGGATTCGCGTTCGCACGCGACGAATTGCTACGACCGGGATGAACGTCGCCACCGGGCACATCTCAGGTATTTCAGGCAGTGGGTTTGTATCTGGGGACGCCACGGCGAATATCTCGCCGACCGTCCTAACAACCGAAGCACCGTACGCACCGGCGGCGATCTGCTCTCTGGGCGCCGGCCGTCCGCCGATGGGTGTCGGCTTAATCGGTGACTCGATTCTCTACGGACAAGCCGATACGACTACCCTGGGTGGTTGGGCAGTTCGTCGGCTCGAATCTGAGGGAATTGGTTATGTTCAGGTGGCGAAAGCTGGTGAATATGCAAATGACTGGCAAGGAACATACAGCAAGCGTGTAGCTCGAGGCCGAGCGGTTGGGCAGATGCCTGTTCTCATCTGCGCCTACGGATTCAATGATATTTACGCTGGCTCCCGAACGCTCGCACAGGTGAAAGCAAGCTTGCTTGGCATTTGGGCCGAAATGTCGCAGGGCGGAGAGCGAAAGGTGTACCAAACCACCATCACGCCGCGAACGACATCTACCGATTCCTGGGCTACCGTTGCGAACCAAACGATTTACGAGGAGGGGACTTCCAATGTCACTCGTTTGGCACTCAACGAGTGGTTGCGGGCCCCGGCTTCGGCAGGATCTGGAAACTCGGCGATTTTTGATGCGGCCGGAACCTTGGAGGGGATTGTCGACACAGCCGCGCAGGTTGAGGTGAATGCTGCGGGTGTCCTTACACTTGGTGGATCGCGCTGGATTGTCAACGGAACCGCAGACTGGCCGACTTCCGACGGCTATCACCCTCAGACCGCGGCACACGGCCTGATGAGCTTTGGGATCACATCAACACATATTGCTTACTGGAAGGCCGGTGCGGGATTGTTGGGGGAATTCCTTCCATGGGACTAACCCATAAAGAATAGTTATGGCAACGGCGCGGATCAAGTTTCTACTGGAGGGCCTCGATGAGACCTTAGCCGCGCTTGCGCGCGTTCAGCAGGAGTTGGACTCGATTGGGTCCGGGGGCCGGTCTCCAGGCGGCGTTGTGATGCCGGGCGGCGGGGTTGCGGGCGGCGCGTTGGGGCCGGGGCTGCCTTCCGCTCCTGGGTCTCCGGTGACGGTGCACGGCCAGCCGACGCGGACCTTGGATCCGGCGGCGAGTCTTGGCGGGGTTGCGGGGACCCCGGTCGCGAATGCGGCGGCGGCGATTGGCCAGGCCGCGTCGGTTCCGGCCGCTTCCGGGCCGGGGGCCGCAGGAAAGGGTGCGTCTGGGCAGGGTGGCGGCCAGGCGTCGCCGACGATGGCGCCGGGCGGCTCGGGCTTTGGGGGTGGATCCGCGCCGGTTCCGGGCGTCATGCCGATTGGCCAGATTTCCATGAAGGAGCTCATCACGGCGGCGGGAGTCGCCCAGGCGGTCTCGACAGGTGCTGCGTTTGCCGGGCAGGCGGGGGCGATTGGGATGTCGGCGGAAACCGAAGGGAAGGCTCCGCAGTGGCAGGGGATGGTTCGGTCGGGACTCGCGATCGGCGGGACCATTGTTGGCGCAGCTATCGGCGCAGGTATTGGGTTCTTTGGTGGTGGCGGCGTGGGCGCCATACCTGCGGGGGCTGCTGGTGCGGTTGCAGGCAACCAAGTCGGCGATAACATCGGTAAGGCATTTGAACCGAAAAGCGAGCTTTCCCAGATGCAAGAAGCGGTGGCGCGAAAAATGGTCGCCTATGGCCTGCCGTCACTGACCCGCAATTTTAGTCCCGCAGAGGTGCTGGATGCGGTGACGATGCAGGCGATCGACGACCCCATTGGAGGGCTGAATCACGTGCGAGGGATCCGCATGAAAGCTCTGTCTGATGGCAATTACGAATTTGCCTACAAAGCTTTGAAGCGGGAGCAGACCCTTGAGCGTTTTGCGACCCAGGCGGCAGTGATGGAGACCCAGGGGCGTCGTGCCGGGGCGGGGCTCATGGCTTCGCTCGCCTCGGCACCTTTCCGGGGGCTTGCGGGGGTCGAGGATACGCAGCGAGCGGGGGCGGCTGCCTCCCAGGTGATGCGCGCCAAAG